ACCGGAGGCTCGGTGGATTTTACGACTGCGTTTGATTCGAGCCGTGCGGTAACAGTTACATCCATCTCCGGTTCTGCTGGCAACACAACACTTACAATCCCACAGATGCCGTCGCACGACCACAAATATCCCGGCTTTAACCCCCCTGCTCCTTTGGCATACGGGCACACAGGTTATGGTCCAAACATTACCCCGAACGTGCATCCGGTTACAAGCACTGGAGGTGGAGGATCACACAACCACCCATTTAGCTTCTCAAGTGGTAGTGGTACGGTAGATTTGGCTGTTAAGTATCTTGACGTCATTACGGCGACTAAGAACTAACCATGCAGCTTAAAAACGGAACCTTTTGCCCCCTTATCAAAAAGGACTGTGTGGGCCTTCAGTGCGCTTGGTTTACTAGAGTGCAGGGCTACGACACAAATACCGGGAATCAAGTCGATGAATATCAATGTGCGATTGCTTGGATGCCGATGCTTTTGATTGAGAACTCTGGGCAACAACGCCAGACTGGTGCAGCCGTAGAAAGTTTCCGTAATGAGATGGTCAAGGCAAATGAGACTACAACGCAAATGCTTTTGGCTGCTTCAACGAACCAAAATTTAAAGCTTACAAGGAGTAAATGATGAGACTCGTAATTATTGGTCCAGACAGTTCTGTTGGCGTAAACGGAGAATTTATAGCGGAACTCGATCTTTCTGGGTGTAATCTGCCAGCCAACTTTTGGGCACTTCAGTGGAATGAGCGGGGTGACAATACCGGGCACATTGAGTACAACTCCCCACTTATCGAAAACACGCCGATTACAGAGATCCCCGCTTGGGCAAACGCCTGTGTTGCAGTGTGGCAAACAGCCCTAGATAAGATGAACGCTGAAAAAGCTGCAAGACTTGCTCAAAGAGCAGCCCAAGAGGGTAATTAAGATGGCGACTCCAAAAGTAAAAATTGGGTGTGTGGCAAACCTTTACACAAGGTTAATGCACTTTGAGAATGTTGGAGACGTAGAGTCTGGGCACACACATCAGTTTGACCATTTGACTCTTTTAGCATCTGGTCGGCTAAAAGTTACGGTGGACGGGAAAGTTTCTGAGTTCACCGCCCCTCACATGATCTACATTCAAAAAGACAAAAACCACGAACTTGTGGCTTTGGAGCCAAATACAACCGCTTACTGTATCCACGCCCTTCGTGTTGGAGAGAGCACTGACGACATACTCGATGCGGCAATGATGCCAGCAGGTATAGAGCACCCTAATTTGTTTGCTAATAAATTGGTATGAAACAAGAACTAACAGATAACAACTATTTGGTTGTACGAAACTTTATACCCGCACAAGAAGCAAAAAACATTGCGGAGGAGTTTCGAGTATTTGCCATTGCAAATGACTTACAAGGTGATTCACAGGCTCCTCAGTCATGGTCATGCTACAACTACCAAACACTTCTTGTTCTTATGGCAAGAAAAACAAACCATGTTTCATCAATTATTGGCGAGGAAGTGCTGCCGACTTACTGCTATACCAGAATATACAAATACGGAGATGAGTTGGTCCCCCATCTGGACCGACCGGCTTGCGAAATAAGTTTGACAGTCAACCTAAACAAAGACTCGGACTGGCCTATTTATATAAAGAAACCAAACGGAGAAGTTGCTAGCGTCGAGTTAGAACCCGGTGACGCCATGGTTTACTTGGGATGCATTGCCCCACACTGGAGGGATGTGTTCACTAAACACGAGCACTGCCAGACTTTCTTCCATTACGTTCGGGCAGATGGACCCAATAGTTGGGCAGTATTTGACCATTACAAACAGCAGCTTCCCACGCTACCAACAGGATCAATTCCGGTGACAAGGTTTTAAATGGACAGGCTAGAAGACTACATAATGTTGATAGAAAATGCGGTCACTGATGCGCTTTGCGATGCCATTTTGGAGGAGTACAAAGACTCTCCTGATTGGGTAAATTCGACGGTTGGCAGTGTCGGTAAAGTGGATGTCAACATAAGAGGCGCCAAAGTAATTGGTATGTCCCAAGATGCTGTAATGCAAAAGAACGAAAAAGTCCGCAAGAAACTTGACCACTATCTGTTTGTGAGTGCCGGTTTAGCTAGCCACAAGTACCGAGAAAAGTACAAACCTCACTTAAATATAAGCCGGGATTGTGGGTATGACTTGCTTTGGTACGAAGCTGGCACCGGGTATATTGAACATACCGATTCGTTTAAAGATTTCAACAGAGAGGTGTCTTGTTCGTTTTCATTGAATGATGGTTACGAGGGTGGGGAGTGGTCATTTTGGGGTGGGAAAAGGACATTGCGAGCACCGAAAGGGTCTGCTATTTTGTTCCCATCAAATTTTATGTACCCCCACCAAATCATGCCTGTAACCAAAGGCAATAGATATTCAATCGTAACTTGGTTTTCATAACGGAAAATTAAATGGACCCGATAACTCTGCTTGCTACGGCGAGTGCAATATGGTCAGGGATAAAGAAAGCATCTGAGTTTGCCGCTGAAGCTGAAGGTGTTTTTGGGCAGTTAAGTAAGTACTGCGGGGTTGCGGATCAGCTAGAACAGGCGATTCAAAAGGAAAAGAACACCCCCAAGAAGCCCAAGCTGTTTGGTGATACTGAGGAAGGTAACGACACTGCTGATGCTTTTAACGCCTTTGAAGCGGAACACAAGCTGCGTCAGATGGAAGCCGATATACGGCATGAGTTCTTGTACGGGGCTTTCTCCAACCTAGAGCATGGCTTTGGCGGGATGGATGGCTACGCTAAGTTCTGCAACATGCGCCGGGAGATCAGAGCCAGACGCATCAAGATGAAGCAAGAACAGGAGCGGATGCAGCAGGAGTTCTGGGACAACATCATCATGTGGGGTGGTGGTTCCACTATTGTGCTCATTGGCGTCTGGGTTATCTGGATGCTGGTCTCATTGGTCATTGAATTTAGGGGGTAAGCATGTTTAAAGATTTAACAACCGAAGAAATCGAAGTCCGAGTCTGGGCGCTGATCGTGCTTGTACTGGCTGGGATTCTGTTGATCTCCGTGATTGCAGTCTTGGGTGCAGTCATATTTGTGGATCAAGACATGGAGCGCATTGCTCCCATCGACCAAGCCTTCCTTGGGATTATGAAAGACATCATGCTCTTGTGTATTGGAGCCGTCGGCGGGATCGTCGGACGCAAGGGTGCTTACTCAGCCATTAACGCTATGAAGGATAAAGAATAATGCTGCCACTCGGAGCCATACTAAGTATCGGGGAGAAAGTCCTCGACAAGGTCATGCCAGACCCAGAAGCCAAGGCAAAGGCACAAGCCGCTCTCATGGAGATGGCGCAGAAGGGTCAACTGGCTGAATTGGAAGCCATGGGTAAAGAAATGGAGTCTGCTCGTAACCGGGAGATTCAGATTGCCACGAGCGAGTTCGCCCCCATGCTCAATAAGATTGTCACCCCCATTTTGGCCTTGGGTACGGTGGCGCTGACATTCATTCTCTACGCAATTATTATCTTCACCGACGTGGACGAGCAGTCCAAAGACATCCTGATCTACGTGCTCGGTGCGCTGACTTCTGCCGTGACTATGGTGCTTGGCTACTACTTTGGCTCTTCGGCTGGGTCCAAGGAGAAGTCCCAACAGATTGACGACTTACTGGGTAAAAAATGAACCTAACCAAAAACTTTACGCTTGAGGAAATGATTAAGAGCGAGACGGCTCTGCGTCATGGTATGGACAATACACCGGGGGAGAAAGAGATTGGCAACCTTAAGGTACTTTGTGAGAAAGTTCTCCAGCCCGTCCGGGACCACTTTGGTAAGGGTGTTAAGGTCAACTCCGGATTCAGGCACCCAGACGTTAATGCCAAAGTTGGAGGAAGTCGTACGTCGGATCACACCCGAGGGCAAGCCAGTGATATTGAGATTCCCGGCATACCCAACGCAGAACTAGCCGAGTGGATTAAAGACAACCTTGAGTTCCGTCAGTTAATCCTTGAGTTCTATACCCCCGGAGTGCCGGACAGTGGCTGGGTGCACGTGTCATACGTTGCCGAGGACAACAAAAAAGAGGTGCTGACAGCGACCCGGAAAGATGGTAAAACTGTTTATCTCCCCGGATTGGTGGCGTAGCCATGCCATTTCTAAAACTCCAGTTCAAACAAGGCATTAACCGAGACCAGACTAACTACTCTGGTGAGGGCGGCTGGTGGGACTGCGACAAGATCCGCTTTTTCTCTGGGTTCCCACAAAAGCTTGGGGGCTGGCTTAAGTACACCTCAGAAACATTTATTGGCACGTGCCGCCAGATGTTTAACTACATCACGTCGTTTACGGATAACCTGCTTGCGGTTGGCACAAATATAAAACTGTACATAGAGGTTGGCGGTATTTTTTACGACATCACGCCGCTTCGGGAAACATTTACCACTTCAAGCACCCCATCCTCTGATAACTGTATCGACACCACAAACGGCTCGACAACTGTCAATGTAAATATCGTCGGACACGGCTGTACTACTGGAGACTACGTAACTATCTCTGGCGTAACTGGAGACCCCGGTGGCATACCTAATGCCGAGATCAACGCCGAGCACGTTGTTACTAGGGTGGATGCAGATAACTTTACGTTTGTAGTTACGACTGCTGCCACATCTACTACGTCAAACGGCGGTGGCACGGCTATTACTGTTGAGTGCCAGATCCACCCCGGCTTTGCTTCAATCACGGCTGGTTATGGTTGGGGTACGGGTGCTTGGAATGGGTCTTATGGTTGGGGCCTTGCCTCTCCGACGCCCGTCTACCTGCCTCAGCGGGATTGGTTCTTTGATAACTTTGACAATGACTTGGTGATGAATATCCGAGCCATCACAACTGGTTCTGGAGTCGCTGTCGGTGGACCAATCTATTACTGGGAGCGTGGGTCGACAGTTAACCCATCTACTGCTTTGGCAACTCGGGCAGTTCTACTTTCAAGCATGATGGGTGCTACGGATGTCCCGGAGTCTGCTACGCAGATTCTTGTATCTCAAAATGATAAGCACTTACTTGCGTTTGGATGCCAGCCATACAACGGCTCTTCTGGAGAATTTGATCCGCTTCTCATTCGGTGGGCAAGCCAAGATGACCCGTTAATGTGGGAGCCACTTGCTACAAACACGGCTGGGTTTATACGAGTTTCCCGTGGGTCAAAGATCGTCCGTGCTATCCCCAACCGCCAAGAGATTCTGGTTTATACCGATGCAAGCCTGTATTCGCTGCAATTTACCGGCACAAGCGACGTATTTGCCATCCAAGAACTTGCTGACAATATCTCCATCATCAGCCCCCGTGCGGTTACGACAACAAACAACGTGTCTTTCTGGATGGGTATTGATAAGTTCTATATGTATGACGGACGAGTTCAGCCCCTGCCGACCACGGTTCGACAATATGTATTTACAGATTTAAACTTTGGACAAGCCGACCAGATTATTTCCGGGACTAATGAAGGCTTTAACGAGGTCTGGTGGTTTTACCCAAGCGGCACTTCAACATGGAACGACCGGTACGTTGTTTTTAATTACCTAGATAATTGCTGGCACTTCGGGACAATTGTTCGGACAGCGTGGCTTGACACTTCTCTACGCCCATACCCATTTGCAGCGACCACACCTGCACCAGCCGATCCTGTTAACGATCCATATAACCAAGATCCGGGCGTTCTTTACCAGCATGAGTTTGGGGTTAACGACGACACAGCGCCGATGGTGTCCTATATCCAGTCAAACGACTTTGACATCCAGCAAAACGATGGTGAAACGTACATGCTTACCCGCCGGATTATTCCGGACGTTAACTTTAGTGGTTCCACCTCTCAGGCTCCTGAAGTCGATATTACGATCCGCTCCCGCAACTTCCCCGGTTCTCAGTTCCAAACCGACCCATCTGACAGCCAGCGAGTTATTGAGACCTCGTTTGGGCTGTTTACTAATCAGATATTTGTCAGAGCGAGGGGCCGTCAGTTAGCCTTCAAGATCAGTTCAGACGATTTAGGCGTCCAGTGGCAGTTGGGTAGCCCCCGTCTTGATGCTCGACCGGACGGCAAGCAATGATTGAGAAGAACTTTGTCGCTCCTGCGCTCCCACTGCCTCCTCGGGAGTACGACTCTTTATCAGCGACAGACCAGATACGGGTTCTCAGGCTTTACTTCAACCTGCTGGATAACTTCTTTTCAAACACCATTCTTGATGCTCTAAACGGCGGGTTGGGCGGCAACGGGATAACCTTCCCCCATATTGCGGCTTCTGACTCAACCGACCAGATTGCTGGAGGCGACGACACCCCCACGGTTGTTGAATGGAATACGCTTGATTCTGGCTACCTTTGGACGCTTAACTCTCCGGGATCAGCAGTTGCCGACGTAGCTGGAGTTTATAGAATTACGTACAGTCTCCAGTTCATTAATACGGCAAATGCTATTCACTACGCAACGGTGTGGCTCAAAGTAAATAACAACGATGTAGCCAACTCATCAACTATATTTACTGTTCCAGCCCGTAAAAGCGCTAGCCCCGGTGAAGAAGGTTATTTAGCGGCTTACTCTGAGGCTACTTTTACTGTGCAGGTGGGGGATGAGATCGAGCTTTACTGGGCTACGGACTTGGCTGGGAACCCCACTACCCCAACCGACGGCGTTTATATGTTCCACGACGCAGCCCAAACTACCCCTTTTGCCAGACCTGCTATCCCCTCAGCGATTGGCTCAATTACTTACGTTTCGGCTATTCCACCTGCTTGACATTTCAGGGATAATAAGACTATGCAATATCCAATGATCGCCCAGCCCCAGTATGCGTTTGCACCGACCATGATGGCTAAAGGTGGTGCCGTCGACGCCGAGAACGTCCGTGCCCAAGGCCGCAATAACGACTCGATGCTTGTCCACATGACTCCCCGTGAAGTTGGCGGGTTGCAGGCTCTGGCTATGCAGCATGGTGGTTCATTGACAATCAACCCCAAGACGGGGCTTCCTGAAGCTGATTTCCTAGAAAGCATCCTGCCGACGCTGTTGGGTATTGGTGGGATGTTCCTTGGTATTCCGCCTCATTTGACGGCTTTGGCTGTGGGGGGTATTCAAACTGCTAGGACCGGAGATATTGGCAAAGGACTTATGGCTGGCTTGGGTGCTTACGGCGGTGCTCAGTTGGGTGGGGCGTTGGGTGCGGCTGGTGCTCAACAAGGAATACAAGCTGCCAGTGCGGCGGGTGCTGATTTAACTGCCCAAACAGGGACGATTGCAGCGGAAAATGCTCGGGATGCTCTTTTGGCCCGTAGTGCTGAAACACTTCCTTCTTCTGTTGCGGCGCTTCCAACACCAACCGGCGTCGCCCCCAGCTTTGCACAAAACGCAACCCAAGCTGGTCAAGGGTTAAAAAATCTATTTGCTTCTGGACAAACGGGTGAGGCTGCTCGTTCCGCTGCGGTGTCGAGTTTAGGTGGCCCAATGGGTGTAGCACAAACAGCAGGATCCTTGTTAGCCCCAGCCTTGGCGCCCAAACCCTACGAACCTCCCAAAGAAGAATCCACCTACGAAGGCCCCTACGTTCCAACGCCTCGTGATGTTAGGTTCCCCACGGCAGATCAAAAAGCACAAATT